GAGCTGACATTCGTACATTGAATGCAGCCAAGCTGTTTGAAATGAGAGCATGGGAAAAATCCATTGATCCACCCACACTAGCTAATTACAACGGGATCATTGGTGATCTTAGACTCGATCCCGGCGGTTTGACTTATGTTCGTGACATAAATGGTGTGCGCCCTTTCCAAAACGGAGCGCAATGGCAAGTTAGTCAGATTAAAGCAAACGAATTGGTCACGAATATTCGCCGCGCATTTTTTAATGATCAATTGCAGCTCCATGAAGGTCCCAATATGACTGCAACTGAGGTTCGGGCCCGAATGGAGCTTATGCAGCAGATTCTTGGTCCTGTTGTTGGAAGGTTACAGAGTGAACTGCTGAATCCACTGATTCAAAGAATATTCATGGTGATGTTTCGAGCGGGTTTGTTTGCGGAACCGCCGATGTCATTAATGGAAGGCGATGGCAAATTGGATGTCGAATACGTGAGTCCGTTGGCAAGGGCGCAACGTATGGACGAAGTTTTTGCTGTTGAACGCTGGTACGGGCAATTAGCTGGAATGGCACAGGCTGATCCGACTGTTATGGATGTGATCGATTTTCCAAAGGTAGGACGAATGTTGGCAAAGCGTCTTGGTGTTCCAGCCGATGCAATGAAATCCGATGATGAAATTCAACGGATTCAGATGGAGCGTCAACAACAACAACAGATGATGCAACAACAGATGATGCAGCAGCAAGGTCTTGATCAGGCGGGTCAGGCCGCAGAGGTTGCCGCAGAAGTTGATAACGCAGGACAAGATCAAGTGGCCGCTGTAATGGCGGGGCTTCAAAACGCAGCATGAAAGATCCACGTAAGACGTTTGAAGAAACTTGGAACAAATTAATGGATTCGCCTGACGGTGAAGCTGTGTTGACTAATCTTTTGGAAATGTATGCTCTGAGAACATCTCATGTGGCAGGAGATCCTTATGAGACTGCTTTTCGTGAAGGTCAAAGAGATGTCGTCAATTACCTTTTAACTCTGGTCCGAGAGGGCAACTAGGGAGATAACATATGGCAGACAACGAAACCATTTTAACCAGTACAGAAACAGCGGTAGAAGAAACAGCAAATGGCACATGGCGTGAGTCATTACCCGATGATCTAAAAGAGGCTGGGTCCTTAAAGGACATGCCTGATGTCGGCACATTGGCAAAGGCATACGTTGATGCTCAGAGCTACATTGGCCGCTCAACACGAATACCCACCGAAGACGCATCGAAGGAAGTGTGGGACGACTTCAGAGGCAAGCTCACCCAAGTGAAAGGCGTGGGCATGATCCCCACTGATGAATCCTCTTCGGAAGAATGGAGTGATTTCTACACTCGCATGGGTCGCCCGAATGAACCGGGAGAGTACAAAATTGATCGTCCTGAAGGCAGTGAAGGAAATGCCGATATTGAAATGGGTCTAATGATCAAAGCTCACGAATTGGGATTATCTAATACTCAAGTTTCCGGGTTGATCAATTGGATGAATGAGGGCCTTTCCGCAGCGGGTTCTGAATCATCAAATGTTCACGAAGAAGCATTGTCATCATTAAAAAGCGATTGGGGCAAAGCGTTTGATACAAAAATCAAAGACGCACGAGCAGCGATTGCAACTTACGGCGGTGATGATTTAGTTCGTGAGCTAAATGAGACCGGGCTCGGTAACAACATTAATTTGGTTAAAGCGTTTGCCGAGGTTGGCAAGGGTCTTGGAGAAGATGGCGCAATGAATACAGGTGGATCAGGAAATTTTAAAACAACACCAGCAGAAGCGTTGGAACAAATTAATCAGATCCTTGGTAATGCGAGTCATCCTTATAACGATGATCGGCATCCGCAGCACAACGCGGAAGTGGATCGGGTGTCACGGCTTTACCAAGCTGCGTACCCAAGCAGTGATGCTGAAACAGAATTTAGCAAAAGATTGGAATCAGTAATGTCCGCTGGATAACCGAAAGGCCCTGCACCTCGTGATCAGGTAGATCGCCGCCGACAGGCGTAAAGTGCAAACGAGTCCGAAAGGATAGCTCGTTGAAAAACTTTTAATTCATTTCAATGAGGTAACTTTTTATGGCTTACACGGGTGGGCAATGGTATGCCCAACAATATCAAGATGCTGTTATGCAGCTTGCTCAACAGAAAGGGTCGAAACTTCGCAATTTGGTTTGGTCAAAAGAAACCAACGCGGAAAAAACCCACTTCGAACGTTTAGGTGCAACAGCAGCCGTCAACAAAACGACACGTTATGCGGATACACCCAACGTGGAAGTGGTGCATTCAAGACGCACCGTCACCCTGACCGATTACCACTGGGCAACCATGCACGACTGGACGGACGACGTTCGAATGATCGTCGATCCGAAAGGGCCGTACACGGAAGCAGGTGGTTGGGCGATGGGACGTGCTATCGATGACCTGATCATTGCAGCCGCAACTGGCAATGCCGTGGATGGCGCGGGCAGTAATGTCGCGTTACCTGCGGGTCAAATTATCGCTGAGTCTGGCACTGCTGCGCTGACGCTTGCAAAGATTTTGGAAGCCAAGCGCATACTCGATGCCAACGAAGTTGAAAGCGAAGACCGCTACTTTGTGTGCGGTGCGCGGCAGCTTGAAGACTTGCTCGGTGTCACACAAATCACGAGTGCCGACTACAACAGCGTCAAAGCTCTCGTCAACGGTGAGATTGATACCTTCTTAGGGTTCAATTTTATCCAGAGCGAGCGTTTGGCTGTTGCATCGTCTAAACGTGATTGCATAGCCTTCCAGAAACGCGGTCTTGGTCTTGCCATTGGCAAGGACATGATAACGAAAATGGATGAGCGTCCTGACAAGAGTTACGGTTGGCAAGTCTATTTGGCTTGGTCAATGCAAGCGACTCGTGTCGAGGAAGAGCGTGTTGTAAAGGTACAGGCTCACGAAGCCTAAGTTTGTTTCTCTCTAGTTGTAAATTGTCAGGGGGGCCTTCCTCCGGGTTCCCCTGACAAGGATTTTTTATGGCAAGAAATTACGCAAAAGAATATCGGACGTACCATTCAAAACCAAAGCAGAAAAAAAGACGAGCGCATCGTAATGCAGCTCGTGCATTGATGACTGCATCAGGTGCAGTTAGGAAAGGTGATGGGAAAGACGTTCACCATCGTGATCGAAATCCTGCGAACAATGCAAAAAAGAATTTGGGTGTATCAACTAAAAAAGCCAACCGTGGTTGGCGGCGAGGAAAACGCTAGATGGCTTTTTCAAAAATTTCATTGATAAATGATGCGCTGACGCATTTAGGTGCAAATCGTATCGTTTCGTTGGACGACACCTCGACTGAAAGCGCGGTAATGAATCAGATTTATGATGGCGTTTTGGATTCCGTTATGCGAGCTTACCCGTGGAATGCATTGATCAATCGTACTCAGTTGGTTGCTTCAACCATTACACCATCTTATGAATTCGATTATCAATATCCATTACCGACTGATCCCTATTGCTTGCGAGTTTTGCAAATGAACGAAACCAATGCAGACGATAGATGGAAAATTGAGGGCCGAAATCTCTTAACCGATGCGTCAACATGCAAGATTAAATTTATTGGTCGTCCAGCGGATGTCGGGGACATTGATGGTTTGCTTGCCGCAGCTCTTAGCGCACGACTCGCAGCGGATGCGAGTTATACATTAGTTCAATCAAATCAATTTCAAAATTCAATGTGGTCCCTTTATGCGGCAAAAATGGAAGAAGCAAAAATTGTCGATCATGTTGAATCATCACGAGATTTCTTAGTTAACACACGATTGGAAGAAGTCAGAAACGGTATTTCAACTGGTGGAATAAGATTCGGTCGAGCATGGTGGTAACCCGTGGCGCGAATTAGCCACATTCAGACAGACTTTCTGAGCGGTGAAATTTCTCCGCAACTGAAAGGTCGCGTGAACACCGAGCGGTATGCCAATTCACTTGAAACATGTGAAAACTTTATTGTTAAGTCACATGGCGGTGTAGAGCGCAGAGGTGGAACACACTATGTTGCTGAAGTTAAAAACTCAGCTAATGAAGTGCGTTTGATCCGATTTGAATTTAATCGCGCACAATCCTATGTGCTTGAGTTCGGTGATCAATACATTCGATTCTTTTCTCAAAACGGTCAAGTTGCTTCGGGCGGTTCACCGTATGAGATTGCATCCCCTTGGACATCAGCGCAATTAGGTGAATTACAAGTTGCCCAAAGTGCCGACACCATGTATTTGGTTCACCCCGATGTGTCACCCAGAAAATTAGTTCGTTCTGGAAACACCAGTTGGGTGTTGAGTGAACCGACATTCACTGCACCCAAATGGGATGCAACCGACAAATATCCGCGAACAGTTGTGTTCCATCAGCAACGTCTATGGTTCGGAGGAACGGTTGCCAAACCCCAAACAATTTGGGGCTCAAAAACAGATGAGTTTGAAAATTTTACGGTTGGAACCAACGCAGATGATGCGCTGGAGTACACCATTGCATCTTACAAGATAAACCAAGTTCAATGGATGTCCTCGACTGAAATTTTATTGGTTGGAACATCAGGCGGTGAATTTAAGGTGTCTTCGGGTGCATCAGCACTGACCCCAACCAATGTCAAAGTTACTAGGCAAACCTCTTATGGGGGGAAAAATATTCAGCCTAGACACATTGGTTACCAGACAATGTTCGTTCAAGGAACGGGTACAGCGATTCGTAGTTATGAATATGCATTTTCTACCGACATTTATGAGTCGGAGGATTTGACGTTTCTGGCTGAACACATTGGCAATCTTGGTATTAAAGAGATGGCGTATCAGATGGTTCCTGATTCCATTTTGTGGATTGTGACTAATACAGGCGAACTAGCTGGCATGACCTATGACAAAGGTCGAAAGATTATTGGATGGCATCGTCACACAACGGACGGCACGTTTGAATCTGTTGCAGTGATCCCTCAGTCGAATATTGATCAAGTCTGGGTTATTGCGAAGCGGACCATCAACGGTGCAACAAAAAGATATGTGGAATATATCGATCCAGATTTGTTTGTTGATTCCGCGTTGACATACAGCGGTTCGGCAATCACGAACATCACAGGTCTAACTCATTTAGAAGCTAAGACGATTTCAATTTTAGGCGATGATTCTGTTTACGGTGATAAAACCGTGGCGAGTGGTGCAGTGACCGTAGCCCCTGCATTATCGAAAGCAGATATTGGGCTCAAATTCACTTCCACGATAAAAACACTTCCCATTGAAAATGGAAACCCAGCAGGAACAGCTCAAGGTCGATTAAAGCGTTTTAATGAAATTTATGTGCGGTTGTTGTCGAGTTTTTATCCAAAAATTAACGGCATTATGCCTCCAGTTCGTTCACCGTCCACAGGAATGGGAACGCCTGAACCCAAAACCACAGGGGATGTCAAAGTGCAAAACGTTGGTTACGACTTGGAAGCAACAATAACTGTCACTCAGGATTTGCCGGGACCGACACATATACTTTCTCTCTTCGGAATTATTTCCGTTCACGGGGGTTAATAATGGCAATTGATCCTTATATGATTTCTGTCGGAGCACAAGTTTTAGGTGGAATATTTGGTGCTAAAGCAAAATCAGATGAAGCTAACAAAGCAATTGAGATTGGAAATCTGAATGCTGAAAGTTTATTAGAACTTGGTAAAAAGAATTCATCTGAAATGGTCCGCATCTCAGGATTGAATGCCGATGCTGTCACAAAAGTTGCAGACTTAAATTCAAAGTCAGTCATCAACACTGCGTTTCATAACTCCATGGCGCATGTTGAAAGCACGATGATGAATTTGTCTCTTGATCAAATGGACAACATCGAGCTGATCAATCGGCATATTTGGCAAGAGCAACAATTGCAAGGTGCGGTTCGCGCCGAATACGGAGCGAGTAATGTTCGAGTTGGTACTGGCACACCTCTTGAGGTTTTGGTTGACACTGCTGATCGGGCGCGAAGTGAACGTGTTTTTATGATCAATCGAGCGAGAGCAGTTTCAGAAATGAAAGCACGGCAAGGTACTCAACGTGCTCAACTGACCATGATGGAAGGACAAACAGCGGCCCAGACTATGTTAGCTCAAGCGGCTATTCAGTCATCAGTGATCAGGGAGGAAGGATTGTCAAGATCAACAATGTATGTGAACGATTTACAACGCCAAGCCGATGCAATGCGGCGTAATACACAGGCGTATGCGCTGACTGCAAAGAATCAAGGTATGGCTAGTCTCATTAGTGGAATTACGGGCGGTATCAATACGTGGGTAGCTAACTCATGAGAATCCCAAGGTTTCAATATTCAACAAGCACTTCGATGTCTCAGGCTTATTCGCAACCAGTATTGCGTAGAAATCCCCCATTAATTCAACCGCAGTTACGCAATGTCAATGCCTACCTTGCCAATGAAAAATCAGCACAACTGAATACCACAATGATTGCCAGTGCTGCGGGCAGTTGGGGTCTTGCAACAAATGCATTAGCAAAAGGTGTGACCGACATTGGCAATACCTTAACTTCAATTGAAGCCAAGCAGCAATACACCGATGCAATGTTTAAGTTTCGAAATTCATCAAATAGAGCATTGACCAATATCAAATCTCAGCCGCTGTATAAAAATATCGAGACTGAAGAAGGTGAGACAACCAAAGTACCAGCTTATCTAACTTCCTTAAAAGCATTCGAGACCTATTTAAAGAATGAGCGTAACAGGATTTCAAAAACGATTACCAATCGAGCGACTCGCAATCAGTTTTTGTCCAACACGATAGCCGAATACGAATCCACGTACAACTCAGCGGTCACACTCAACCATAAACAACAGGTTGAGTTTCAAACAATTACTATGCTGGACCAGATTGGAAACGAGTGGCAATTATATAAATTAGAAGCACTAAAAACAGATGAAACTGCAATTTTTATTTTGGGTGCAGAAGCACTTTATGAAGCGATTGAAAAACGGAAAACAGAACTCGCTACTCAGCATTATGCAGGTCGAATTATTAACGCAACGATGGGTGACAGTTCGGTTGAAAAAACAAAGAAATTAAAACAAATAGAAGAAGAATTGAATTCCGAAGGAGGCGGTTACCTCATAAGAGGTTACCACGATGACGAAGGCAAATGGGTGGAGGGTTCAAGCTATGGTAACCCAGAGATGTTTGAGATTCTCACTTCCAATCAGAAAATTGCGTTACACAATTCAATCGCTAAACATCGCAAAGATATTGAAGATGGATTAGTAAAAGAGCAAGGGAAAACAGCCAGTGACACAGCAGCATCAATTTTTCTAAACACTGATGAGTGGGAAAAAACTAGATTAGCTGAAATGGCACAAAAAGGGTTGATTACTGGCAGTCAGCTCACATCACTGTTAAGTAATTTACGCACTGCGAAAAACGGGGTAATTCAATCTAATCCAGAAAAGATAAAGCTGTTACAGGCGAACATTGGTGGCTACACCATTGACCAGATTTATGACATGGCCGATTTAACCAATGCCGACAAAACACTTTATGCTGACCGAAGACGAGCATGGGGCATAAATGTCAATCGTTGGGACAACCCTTCTAATCCAGAAGGTTCCGAAGCCGCGGATGCGAAGGATTACCTAAAATTATTTTTCAAAGTGGATCGCCCCGACACTGATAAGTGGAGTAACAGCAAAGTTAGCGTAGCAGCGGACAAGGAATACTTAAAGATTCTCAGATACGTCGATAAACAAATGCTTGATTGGAAACCCACAGAGGGAGGTCCAACGAAGGTAAGAGCAGCGTATGACTTAATCAATGACATCATAGACAACAAGTACCTCGGTGATTTTGAAGATTGGGTCGCAGGTAAAAACAGTAAGGATGTGAACGATCAACCAAATCCATACGTAGCTCAAGACTCGTCCGCCGATACGACACCTAACGTTGATGCAGAAATTTTCATACAGGTCCAACAGTTAACGGAAACACTTACTCTAGATCAAAAAGAACAAGTAGCACAGTGGAAAAAGGACACTGGTTTAACTCTTGAGCAAATTTTAACGGGTGAAAACATAACTACCGAAAATAGAATTCTTCACATCAATACTCTGCGAGACATTGGATTATTAATCCCGCAGCAGGAGTTGGAATCAGAAGAGTTGAATACGTTTGAGAAAGCAGCAGAATTTTTCAAGACTATTATTCCTAATTGGGGGGGCGGTCCAGATGATGATGAGTTAGATATGCCAGATCAAATTGATACACGCGAATTGGATCTGGAAATGTGGCAAAGCATTCCAAAAGACAGCAATGACCCAGACCTCTACCAGCAGTATCTTGACGAGTTTCCCGATGGTGTCTATTCGGGTATAGCCTCTCTTAAACTTAAAGATTTAGAGAAAGAGGAAAACAAGGATGTGCAAGTAGAGTCGATACCAGATCCAGAACCAG